GATAAAAATATTATTGATTTGGATAGCGTACGAATTTATAAGACCAAAAGCGATTTGGTTATGGAATTTTTTAATTAGTAAAGCATGATAGAATTTGCAACAGGAATAACAATAGGTTTCTTTATAGGGGTTTTTTTAATGTTTGTAGCTTATGTATTAAAAACAAAAAAATATATATAACTTTGTAAAATGAAAAAAGTAAAAATAAACGAAATTAAATTAAATCCTAATAATCCAAGATTGATTAAGGATGATAAGTTCACAAAGTTGGTTCAGTCTATTAAAGACTTTCCAGAGATGTTAGATATTAGACCGATAGTTGTAAACGGTGATATGATAATACTTGGCGGTAATATGAGGTATAAAGCCTGTAAAGAAGCTGGTTTAAAAGAAATACCAGTTATTGTAACCGATTTAACTGAAGACCAACAAAGGGAGTTTTTGATTAAAGACAATACTTCAGGAGGTGAATGGGATTGGGAAGTTTTAAAAAATGAATGGAATTTAGAACAGCTTGATAATTGGGGAATTGATATTCCAGACTTTGCAACTGATGTTGTTTTAGAAGCTGAAGAAGATGATTTTGATACAACACCGCCTGAAATACCGATAACTGTTTTAGGTGATTTGTATGAGATAGGAGAGCATAGATTGTTGTGTGGCAGTTCTACAGATTCAAACGATATTGATAAACTTATTAATAGAATTGAAATTGATTTAATACATACTGACCCTCCTTATGGAATGAATGCAGTATCAAAAAGCGGAGTATTAAGTAAAAACTATGATACTGATATCTTAGGAGATGATAATACAGATGTAGCAAAAGACAGTTTTAATTTAATTTATTCTTTATTTGAAAAATCAATACATATCTGGTGGGGAGCTAATTATTACTCAAATGTTTTACCTGACAGCGAGTGTTGGTTGGTTTGGGATAAAAACAACGGAGGGAGTGATCAGACGGATTGTGAGTTAGCTTGGTCAAATATACGCTCTGTAGTAAGGCAATTCACTCAGGCAAGCGAGAAGACCAATAGGGTTCACCCAACACAAAAACCAGTTTCATTAGTTGAATGGTGCATTGAAAAAACAAAACAACCTATAAGCACAATTGCTGATTTTTTTGGAGGTAGTGGAGTTACTATGGTTACAGCTCAACAGTTAAAGATTAAATCGTTCTTAATGGAATTAGACCCAAAATACTGCGATGTAATTGTAAAGCGAATGATTAAGTTAGACCCAACATTGATAATTAAAAGAAACGGAGTAGTAACTAAAGACTTTGAATAATGGCATACGACAAACAAAAGATATTTGAACAAGCAAAAGAAATGATAGTAAAACACAAACTATTTTTTATTGAAGATATAGTTTCTTTTTTACCTTGCGATAAAACTACATTTTACAGATTTTTTGAACCTGATAGCAACGAATACAACGAGCTAAAAGGATTACTTGAAACAAATAGAGTTGAATTAAAGGTATCAATGCGATCAAAATGGTATAAATCAAATGCACCAGCATTGCAAATGGCATTGATGAAACTTATAGCAACACCAGATGAATTAAGGAAATTATCAATGAATACACAAGCGCACGAAGGAAATGTAAAAGTAACTCCATTATTATTAAATGATCCTTTGGAAAATGAAAGCAACGACAGCACTGAAGAAAATTAGTAGTTTAAAAAATAGGATCTGGGGCATACAAGGCGGTCAAGGAGCTGGAAAAACATATTCAATCCTTCAAATATTAATAAACCACGCATATAAAAATGATGGTAAAGAAATATTTATAGCTTCAAACGAATTATCTAAAATGAAAATTACAGTAATAAAAGACTTTGTTAATATAATGAAGTCTTTTAATGTTTTCAACAGGAATAATTGGGTTGATGGTACACTTTACAGATTTGACAATGGTAGCTTTATAAAGTTTATAGGATTAGATAAAGAGGATATAGGTAAGGGTTTAAGATCCGATGTTATGTTTGTGAATGAAGCTAATAAGACAAAATTCGATACTTTTAGAGAATTAACCTCCAGAGCCAAAAGAGTAATTATAGATTTTAATCCAAATAAAAAGTTCTGGTTTCATACTGAAGTAATGGATAGGCCTGATTGCGATTATATTAATCTTACTTTTTTAGATAATGAATTTTTAAGTGAGGAAGAACAAAATGAAATTTTAAGATACAAACAAAAAGGTTATGATGCAACTGGTCAAGTAATAAATCAATACTGGGCAAATATGTGGCAAGTTTATGGACTTGGAAAAATAGGTCAGGTTGAGGGAAGAATTTACAATTGGAAATCTATTGAATATTTTGAATACTTAAACATTGAAAAACAGACTTACTATGGTTGTGATTGGGGTTTGGTTGATCCATTTGCAATTGTTGAGGTTAAATATCATGATGGTAATTTATACGTTCATGAGTTAAACTACAAAAGTGAGAACGAATTAAGGAAAAATTTAACCACAACGGAACTACACCAAATAAACGCAAATCAGGATGAAGGTTTGGTAAGCTGGATGTTTACAAAGTTAAATATACCAAAGGATAAAATAATTGTATGTGATTCTAATAGGCCTACAAAGATTATAGCATTAAGGCGCTCAGGTTGGGAGTATGCCGTTTCTGTTGGTGGTAAGACTCGATTGATTGACAGGATAGGCACAATGCAAGGCCTAAATGTTTATTATACTTCAACATCAAAAAATATAGAATTTGAACAGGAAAACTACTCTTATCAAAAAGATAGGTTTGGCGTAACGTTAGAAAATCCAGAGGATGGCAACGACCATTTAATTAATGCTATTGAATATATTGCACAAAAACTGTTTGAAATGAATATTATAAAAAATATTTAGTAACTTTGTGAAAATTTTATTATGGGATTCAATCTAAATTTTTCTTTTGGTAATAATGCGCCTCAAATAGTGGAGCGTGATTTGTCTGGTAATTTCTTTTATGAACTAATTAACCAAAATGCAAACGTATCAAAGTTTAAAAACGATAAAGAAAAATTAAATGTAATTTTATCAAATCCAGCAGCGTTAAAAGTCTTTGCATTAAACTGTGATCTTTTTAGTTTAGGTAAAATAAACACACTAACAGAAACAGACTTTCTTTATACACAAAGAAAAAAGCCAAACTTTAAACAAAACTGGACTCAATTCTTGTGGGATTATATGTTTTTTATGCAGTTGGGAACTGCTTACCTTTGGACACCAAACAATCAATTGAATGAAACATCACCTATTCAGTGGCTTAATCCAGCTAATATTGAATTTGATACAAATATAGTTGATAAGTTAAACAGTCTTATTTTATCTAAAATTACTTATTCAGATATTATAAAAGGCACAATAAAATACAATATTGGTAATACATCCAAAGTTATTCCTATTTCAGAAATTACACCATTTTACGATCTTACAAACTCAGTTAGTGATAACCATTTCAAAGGTGTTTCAAGATTAGATGCATTGTATAAAGTTATTTCTAATTCCGAAAATGCACTTAATGCTAAAAATATCAATTTAGAATTTAGCCAGAAATTTGTTGCTACTGCTAAAAATGACAGTTTAGAATCGGTTAACATGACCGATGTAGAAAAAAGAAATATTGAAGGAGTAGTAAGAAGTAGCAAGAGCGTTCACGCAATTAAAAAGCCTATTGATATAAAGAGATTTGTTGATGATATAGCCAGATTAAAACTGGATGAATGTTTTTACAATGATTATTTTATGATAGGATCAATGTATGGTATTCCAAAAGATATACTTGAATCTAATTTAAAGGGTAGTACATACGAAAATCAAGAAAAGGCAACAAATAGACACGTTGAATATGTTTTAAAGCCAAAAGGCCAATTATTAACAGATACATTTGAGGAAAAATTTAATTATTCTGAATTGTTTATGAGTTGGGAACATTTGGCATTTAATCAAGTATTTGAAAAAGAACGTCAAGAAGTAATTAAATTAAAACTGGATAACAAAATATTAGCAGATGCAAATAACATAAATCTGGATGAGTTATGATAACCAAAGAAGAAATTGAGCAACTAAAAAAAGATAAACAAAATGAAAATACCATCGTTCGAAAATAAAGAACAGGAAATTGATTTTATTGTAAAGAATCAAAATAAACTGATCGCATTTAAAAAAGCATCATTTAAAAAAGCCGATACATTTTCATTTTCACCAATTGAAACAACAAAGGCAATTGTTAATAATAAACCAGTTCAGGAAGCTGAAGAAGAACTAAAAGTAAAAGTAGTAGTTAATTCAACTAACTTTTTAGATTCACACGGTGATGTACATATTAAAGGTTTATGGAACAAGTCTATTAATGAAAACAAAAATATTGTACATTTGCAAGAACACTGCATGGAGTTTGACAAAATTATTGCAGATGGTGAAGACTTAAACGTATTTACTCAACAATTTACTTTTAAACAATTGGGTTTTGAATATGATGGTAAGACAGAATGTTTAATCTTTGAAAGTAAAGTAAAAGAAGATCGTAACGAGTTTATGTATGAACAATATTCAAAAGGATTTGTAAAAAATCACAGCGTTGGAATGTCATATGTTAAAATGTTGCTTTGTGCAAACAATCCATCAAGCACACAAGAATTTGAAAACTGGAATAAATACCTTCCTGAAGTTGCTAACCAAGAAACAGCAATTGAAAAAGGTTATTTCTGGGCAGTTTTAGAAGCGAAATTAATTGAAGGTAGTGCAGTAGTTATAGGATCTAATCCAGTTACACCGACACTTGAAAATAATATGAAAGCCGTTCACACACTTTCAGAAAATGAGCCAACCATAGAAGTTACTCAAAAAATGAATGAAAACGAATTTAACAAACTATTAAACAAATTTTAAAAATGATCACACAAGAACAATTAGACGCATTAAGCGCAAAAGTTGAAGGATACAAAGCACAAGATGTTGAAGTATCTACATTAAAAGCTGAAATCGAAGCTTTGAAAGGTAAAGAAACTATTGAAAAATCAGTATTCGAAAACCTACAAGAACAAGTTAATCAATTAAAAGAAATGAAAGTAACTACAACTGTTAAAACTATTGTTGAAGAAATCAAAGAAAACAAAGAAACTTTAAAAGCTATTGCAAAAGGTGGAAACGCTGAAGTAGTATTGAAAGCTGATACATTAAGAGCTTCTATTGCTACAAATCCACACGTTGCATTAGTTGACGGTATTGGTCAATTACAACGTAAAAAAAGAAGTCTTTATGAATTATTTCGTAAAATTCCTGTTGGTGCTGGTAACCATAATGGTACTATTGCTTATGTTGACTGGGATGAAGCTACAACAGTAAAAGCTGCCGCTTCAGTTGCTGAAGGTGTTGCATTTGCTGAATCAACTGCTAAATTTAAAGGTTATACATTAGCATTGCAAAAAATCGGTGATTCATTACCAGTATCTGAAGAATTTTTCAACGATGAGGTTATGGCTGCCGCTGAATTAGAATTGTTTTTAGATGCAAACGTACTTGATAAAGTAGCTTCGCAAATCGTAGTTGGTGATAACACCGGTACTAACTTAAAAGGTTTAATCACTTCATCACCAGCTTACACGGCTGTAGCTTCTGGAATTACAGATGCAAACATTTATGATTTGATTGCAAAAGTATCTGAAGATATTACTTCTGTTGGTGGTGCAAAATATCAACCAGATTTCGTAGCAATGAACATTGCAGATATCAACAAATTGAAATTGAAAAAAGATAGTACTTATAACTATGTTTTCAACTTTAATGATCCACGTATCGGTGCATTGAATATCGTAGAAGATAACAACGTTACAGCTAACACACTTTATTTAGGTGATTCAAGATTTGCACGTATCTATGAAATGGGTGGAGTTGTTGTTTCTAAAGGATATAACGGTACTGATTTTGCAGAAGATATGTTAACTTTGAAAGCTCGTAAAAGATTAGCTTTCTTAATCCGTGAAGCTGATAAAACTGGATTCAGAAAAGTAGCTTCTATTTCTGCTGCATTAACTACATTGGCAACATAGTAGATGAAAAAAGTAGAGTTTATAAAAGACTTTGCAACTAAACTGAAAGGCGATGTCTGGGAATGTGATTCCCAGCTCGCTTCTCACTTAGTAAACATTGACAAAGTGGCTAAGTATTACCAACCTAAAAGCAAAAAATAAATGTATTTAATTGACCAAACATATTTTATCAAAGAATTAAGTATTCCAAATCTTAACGAAATGGATTCTGATAATCTTACTGTATTAAATCAATATATTGATGAAAAATGTAGGGAATTATTACAAAATGCATTAGGTTATGTTTTATTTAAAGATTTGGACGCAAACATCACAAGCGGTGTTTTAAACGTTGGAGCGCCTCAAAAATGGATTGATTTTGTAAATGGCAAAGAATATACAGAAGGCGGTAAATTATACAAGTGGAAAGGCTTAAAATACACTGAAGGACTTTATAAATCTTCTTTGTTAGCCAAATATACTTTTTACTATTGGCTTAAGGATTCAGTTTCTGTAATTACAGGAACAGGCGAAAAAACAATTAATTCCGTTAACGCTCAAAATGTTAATTCAAATCAAAGATTGGTAACAGTTTGGAATGACTTTGTATCTGAATATCAGGGTACAAATAATTACTTCCCAACTGTGTGGTATAAAGGAACAACAAAAGTTGTTGATTGGTTTGGATCTGGTGAGCAGTTGGGATATGTTAGTTTGATTCAGTTTTTAGCTGATCATGAAACAGATTATCCAGATGCAAACATGACCTTATTTAGAAATCAAAATCAATTTGGATTATGATAATAGTAGAGCATTATTTACGGGATTTATTTGCACAATTACCAACTATTCAAGGTTTTCAACCTAAATTTAACTGGGGTTCACAGGATTCATTAAATTTGTATTTAGCACAATTAAAGCAGACAAATAAGTATCCGTTAATCTGGTTAGTTGAAAATGAGGAGAACGGTAATTTCTCTAAAAAAGGAGTTGAAAAATCTGTAAAACTAATTATTGCAAAACAATCAGTACACCAAACAAACACAAACCCAATTATTTGGGAAACAGAATTTAATGACGTATTAAATCCACTTGCAGAAAATATACTAAAAGCATTGGATCGAAGTACAACAACAGAAATAAAGGAAGGAAAATATAAATTACAAAGACGATCTAACTATTCAGAAGATAACGGTAAAAATGCAAAAACCATCGATAACTGGAATGTGATTGTTTTAGATTTGGATATTTACTTCAAAGATAATTGTTTAAAAACTATAAATTTTAATTAAAAATGGCATTAACTAACATCGTAAATTCGGTAAATTGTAGCGCATCAGAAGTTTTAGGAACTGGTCTGAAAAACTGCAAACAGGATATTAAAAGAGTAACAACATTGGGCCTACTTGAAAGGGGTCTTAAATTTGATGAAGCACGTTCACTTGAATTGGCTTACATTCAAGAATTGCAACAAAAAGGGCAATTAATCATTTTGCAAGGAGTTGTAGAATTAACAGATAACACAGCAGAGGACACAATCATTACAAGAGCTGGATCAGGTGAGAAAATCGTAGCGGGAAAAAATCCATACGAGTATATGGTTATGTTTGACAACGGTTTAAACTTTCACAAGGCTTTGACTTCATTATCAAGCAATAGACAATATGATTTAATCATGTTTGATTCAAAAGGTGATGCAATTTTCACACAAACAAAAGCGGGTGAATTTAAAGGTTTCACACTTGGAATGTTTGAAAATGGTAAATACACTATGAGCAACGGTACTGATGCTTCAGCTCAAACAGTAACTTTTCAAATGGTTAACCGTTTAGAGTTTGATGAGCGTGTAAGCTGGATCACTGCTGACAACTTGGACTACAACGCACAAGAAGATCTTGATGGTGTTAACGATGCAGTATTTACAATGACTGCTCCAACTGCTGGAACTTCTATTGTTTTCACTGTTAAAACATTAGCTGACAATCATCAAGTATCATTAAGCGGATTACTTAAAACTGATTTACTTTATACTGTTGACGGTGTTACTACAACAATCACAACATTAGTAGAAAGCACAACAGAAGCTGGAAAATATACTTTGACTGTTCCAGCGTTTATTGCAGGTAAAGTATTAACACTTAAAACTTGGGATACTACATTATTAAAAACTATCATCAACCTTGATGGTGTTTTATATAAATCAAATGTAGCAACTACAACGGCAATATAATTTTGTTTTAAGTTAATGAATTAAGCGCATCATAATAGGTGCGCTTTTTTTTGTACTTTTGTATTATGAGAACTATTAAAGATTATATGGACTTTGTGAAAAATGTTCGGGATAATATTCCGCAACAAACTGAGGGTATAATTAACAGAAAAAAGGCAGAGATAATAGACTTAAATAGACAGGCTCAATTGTATGAAAAAGGTGAAGATAGTTTGGGATTAGACTTAAAACCTTATGCATTTTTCACGGTTCAGATAAAACAATTGTTGGGTCAACCATATGACAGAACAACTTTGAACTATTCAGGCGCATTTTACGATGGCTTTTATTTAACAGTAGATAAAGACAATTTAATACTTACTTTTAATTCAACAGATAGAAAAACACCTGATTTGATTGGAAAATATGGTAAAAATATTTTTGGATTGAATTACGATAATCAACAAAAACTTAATTATGAAATTATTAAACCTGAACTGGATAAATACATCCGTCAATATTTATAAAAAGTGTGATGAAATGCCACTTTGGAACTTTCAAAAGTATTTACAAACAAATGAATTAAAATACTTTACAAAGGAATTAAAAGAAGTAAAAGGCTTAGATAATGTAATGAATGATTTCTTTGTTGAATATTTAGAATTAACTCAAAATAATGCAGTATATCAAAGATTCAGTAAAATTTATAAATTATTAAAATTAGAAGGAAAATATAATTGCGTTACATTAATATTAAAATCTTTGTACAATTACGATAAGGGTTTAAATTTAGATATGTTTCACGCTTTAACTTGGGAACTTGAAAAATGGCATTACAGGATCGATAGGGCAAAAGATATATTTTCACAACTTGAAAGCATTAACCAAAGATTGCAGAATGTTAAAACACAAATAGAAATATTGCAATTGGAACTTAAAAAAGATGATCAACAGGAAAGCCAAAGTATAGAATCACAATTAATTTCAGTTAGTCGTATTTTAGAATTAAAATATAAGCTAGATGCAAAAGAAATAACAGTAAAAGAATGGATTGAATTCCAAAAACAAGCTGAAAAAACAATAAAATCACAAAAGAATGGCAAATAGTATTGATTTAATAGTAAGTAAAGAGGCACAAGCTGGACTTGATGCGTTATATAAATCATTAACAAAAACACACGAAGAAGTAGTAGCGATTTCAAAACTACAACTTTCTTTTAATGGTGGCCAATCACCTAAAAGTGTTACTGATTTAAACGAAAAAATAAAGGATCAAGCAAAAATTCAGGCTCAATTAGAAAAACAAATTGAAAGGAATAGACTTGCAGAAATAAGACTACAACAGACAAGGGAAAAAGCCTTTGATAAATATACTGCACAATTACAAAAGGAAGAAGCCAAACTAAAAGCATCCGAATCAGTTTACAATAAAATTCAAAACAGTATGAATTTATTGCAAAAAACTTATAAAGATTTAGCTATTAGAAAGGAATTAGGAAGCCAATTAACAGATAAAGAGGAGAAAAGTTTAGAACGGTTAGGTAAAAGAATACAAGACTATGATAGAGCCTTAAAAGCTGTTGATGGTCAAATGGGTAAATACCAGCGAAATGTTGGTAACTATGCAGGGGCTTTCAATCCATTAAGCAACTCAATCAATCAATTAAGCCGTGAGATGCCAGCCTTTGCAAATTCCGTTCAAACTGGATTTATGGCAATATCAAACAATTTACCTATATTTTTTGATGCAGTTGGTGGAATTATTAATCAAAATAAAGAATTACAGGCACAAGGGCAACCAACTCAATCAGTATTCAAACAATTAGCCGCTTCTGTTTTTAGTTTAGGAACTGCATTAAGTGTTGGGGTTACTTTGCTTACTTTATATGGTAAAGATATTGTTACATTTATAGGTAAATTATTTGATGGCGGTAAACAGATGCAAACTATATCTGATCAAATGAATCAAATAACGGATGCAAGAAAAAAAGCTTCTGAAAGCGCATCAACTGAAATATCTGAATTAGATACACTTTATAAAGTAAGTCAGGATGTTTCAATATCTATTGACCAAAGGCGTGAGGCGGTTAATAAATTACAGGAACTTTATCCAAACTTTTTAGCTAATATATCTGATGAAAACATTTTAAACGGTAAAGCTGAAAGCCAATATTATAAGCTTAGAGATGCTATAATGGCAAAATATATGGCACAAGCTATTGGCGACAAATTAGCAGAAAACGCAAAAGATAGTTTAGAGGATTATTTAAGTATTCAAGAAAAAATACAAGAAACAGAAGCTGAAATTGCAAAATTAAGAAAAAGCGGTAAAGATTTAATTATTCCAGGATCAAGAGAAGAAAAAACTCAAACCGTTAGAATATCAAATAATGATTTAATTTTAGCACAAGAAAGAAAATTAATAATATTAAATAAGGATAAAAACAATTTAAAAACACAAGAAAGGCAAGAAAATTCATTGCTTATTAAAACAATGCAAGAAATGCTTGTTCAGGCTAAGCCGTTAGAAATTGAAGATAAAAAACAAATTTCAAGAACAAAAGAAAAAACTAAATTAGCAAAAGACAAATTAAAAATAGACAAAGAAATAAACAGAGGAACTGAAGAATATTTCCTTTCTGAAATTTCACGTTTAGAAAAATTAAGATCATCCGTTGCAACAACCACACAGGAATATGAATCATATAACGCACAATTAGAGTTATTAAATGCAAGTTTATTATATTTAAGAGGTGGTGAAAGGTTAAATATGGCTGGAATGGTAACTGGTGGCAAAGATGAAATTGCAAAATTACCAATAGCAACAAAAGAAAGTTTAGAACAAACAAGCCAATATTTACAAGGTTTTTATGATCAATTTGGAAGTGAAAGTGGAACTCCTACTTTATTTAAGGTTATGAATAAAGAGATTGAAGGATTTGGTGATAATTGGAAAGTTACTGCCGTTGCAATGATGGAAATAGGTCAGGAATTGACCAATACATTAATGAAACAAAGTGAGGCACGTTTTAATGCTGAATATTCACGATTAGAACAACAAAAAAATATTTCAATTGCATTTGCTGGAAATAGTGCAACGGCTAAAGCTGAAATAGAGCGCCAATATGAAGAACGAAGAAAATCAATACAAAGGCGACAAGCTGAATCCGAAAAGAAACAAGCTTTGTTTAATATAGCCGTTAATACTGCTCAAGCTATTGTTGCAACACTTGGTAAGACTGGATTCGCTGGCATTCCATTATCTTTAATAGTTGGTGCAATTGGTGCGGCTCAATTAGCAATGGTAGCATCACAAGAAATACCAGCATTTGCAGAAGGTGGAGTTCACGAAGGTGGCAGGATGTTAATTAATGACGCTAAGGGTTCAAAATATCAAGAAACAGTAGTAACGCCAGACGGAAAAGTAAGACAGTTTAAAGGAAGGAATAAAGTTGTAGATGCACCAAAAGGAACGCAAATTTTCACACCTGATCAATGGAGTAAGCAAATTAATAACTTACTTTTGAAAAACAATATTTCACCGTTACAAACAAACCAGACCAACGGAATAAATAAAGAGGATCTTGAAAGTGTTTTTAGAAAATACAGCGGATCAAATGAGGTTGCAATTAATATAAATGAAAACGGATTTAAGAAAATGATAAGTTCAAATGGTCGCACACGTGAAATATTAAACAGCAGATTAACAACTAATGGAAGAATCGTATAATGGAAAACTTTACATTTTATTTAAACTTTAAGAACGATACAACAGGCTTGATTCAGATAACCGAGCCTGTTAAATTCGATGGTGCAAGTTTCACAGTTGAACAGGATAAAACCAGATACGGAAGGGATATAAGCTATGGCAATGAGGAAGTTAGTCTAGAGTTTTATGATGGGACTTTTGATAATGGTTTAACAATGGGTTTATTCCAATTATTAGATTATTATAAAACATATGGTTTTGAAAGTGAGGTTGAATTTATATTGAAGAAAAACGGTGTAACTTTTACGGTTGGATTGTTAGACTTTCAAATGGCAAAGACTGACTTACTTACTTATTTTGAATGTAAAGTAATTCAGGAAAATAACAGGGCAATAATAAACAGGCGCAGTGATATTAATGTTGATGTATTTAGTGATAAAGATCTAGATTTAAACACAATCACACCGTTAACAACTGAAAACATTTTATTAAAAGCAAAGCCATTATTTCAGGTAAGTGAGTGGGGAAGTTATGTTGAAAATTCTTTTTACCAACCTTTATACGGTCAGGATGCAGTTTTAATGAACATAACAGGAAATTTAAATAAATTTGCAATAGAAAACTCGTTTTCACCATTATTCCACAAAGAGTATGTTCCTTCATTGTCAGGTGATCCAGTTTATGAAACCTTAAGGGATGAATCAACAATTATAAGAGCAGCAGCAAATTTAACAAATGTAAACATTAAGATTAAAAACTTAAATTTAAATGCAATTGCACAAAGTGCATTTTTTACAAAATTTTATTTCAGATTATATTATGGAACTTCTTATGTAGCTGGAAATTACGAATATATTGATATTATTACGCCATTTGATTTAAATAGTTTTAATATAACAAATCAAGATTATACTATTAATATACCTTTTTTAGTTTCAAACTCAAAAGTTTGGATTAATTTACAAGTTTTCAATTTATATTCAACACCAGCGGGAACACCAGTTGACGCAGTTACAATTGATTTTAATTGTGAAAGCGTAACAATAGAAGCCACTTCAACTGCAATCGATAGTATTATAAAAGGAATTAGATACATTGATCTATTTAAACAAAATATTAAATCAATATCAAGTTTAACAGTTGATGCGCCAAAATTTGATGTTGATGGTGAATTTTACGAACAATTTGCGTTTAATGGTAAATTAATAAGGCAATTTATAGACAGACCTTTTTACGTTAGTTTTAAGGATTTAACGGATGGATTACAGGAAGTTAATGCAGACTATCAAATAAACCAAAATAATGTCTTTATAGGGCAATATAATGACTTTTATAATAATGTTGATTTGGGTGGATATTTACAAGCACCAGATACAGAATTTAATACAAATTTCAATGACAGATATACTATTAACGCTTTCAATTATTCTTATAAGACTTACGAACAAAATAGAGATGAAACTAATACAATTGATAGTATTCATACGGATGCGCAATTTTTAATGCCAAATAAACTGGTTGAAAATAATAAAAAAATAGAAGTAAATCAAATTCGTGATCCGTTTAGTATTGAAAGCGCACGTCGTCAAGGAATAAATACAAAAGAAACAACTTCTTTGGATAATGACGATAAAATATTTTTAATAGATGTTTATCCATTGCCAAATGGTTCAATGGGTGGTTTTATTTCTTTTTTATTAATGAGGTTAAACGATGGTAAATTAGAAATATTAAATAATACTTTAAACGGTGCTGCAATTCCTTTTAATTGGACTTTGTTAGGTTTTGTTGTTGGTTCAGACTTTAATATACTTGCTGGTGAAAATATAGGTAATTATACAGTATTTTCAATAAATGAAACAAGTGTATTTTTAACACCTATTGGATTTACACCAAGTTTTGAGGGTGATGGATTTATTAAAACAGAATTTCCGCTTAATAATGTATCTTATGTAAATAGAACAAGTCAGGGTTTCACCGAAATACTTAATTTGTCAAGTGGCGACAATTATAGTAATTTAAGGTATTCAATAAAAAGAAATATGAAGTATTGGAGCAGTTATTTAAAGACAGCATCGAAATACAAACCAAATGGAATAATACAAAATACATTCTTTAAAAATAACGGTTTACTTTCAACAAAATACGGATCAGAAACGGTTGCAACTGTTGAGGGTGGCAATATTAATGTAACTGATTTAAGCGATGCAATTTTATCACCAATGTTTTATAAAACAAAAGTTGTGGCCGAATTTGAAACGGTTAAAACTTTACTCGATAATTTAGCCACTCAAAAAGGATTTATTAGGGTTGTTGATACAAATAACAGGGTTTTAAAAATACATCCAACTAAATTGGATTATGAATGGGTAACTAATTTATTAACAATCGAAGGAGAGCAAAGAAATGAAAGCGACTTTGTAACCATTGACACAATAGGAACTGAATTAATCAATATTAACGAGGTTGGTTATGATTCAATAATATTAAAACGTAACTGGTTTAAAATTGATGGTTTTTTTGTAACTTTGTACGATTTCAATAGTGTACCGTTAATTAATCCCACAAGGATAGAAAAAGTTAAGGTTAATGGTGTAGCATATACAAATGCAGTTAATTTAAGTGATGCAATAAATGGATTATAGTTTTATAAAATTATCGAAAATACAAGATAGTGAAAATCCAAAAATTTCACAAATTAACTATTCAGATTGTGTGCAATTATTACCTTCTGAAAGTTATCTGCAAATAAGCAACAACGCTGACGGAATCGCATTTGACAATGACTTTTCCGTTTTTGTTGTTGATTGTGATAATACAGAATTAGCCGACATAACAACAAATGTATCAATATTTGAATTTACTGATATTAATGGAGTTCACCAGATAGCATTTGAAATTAATTTTATAAATGTTGATTTTGGATTCCAGCCTGTTAGATTAAAATTTATTAAGACAACTGGATCTAATGTTTGGTTTTCAAATGAAATATTGATAACTGAAGAAGCTGAAGAACAAACAACACGATTTGATTATAAAGCAAATGATTATTTTCATGGAATATCTTATAATATAGTTGATTTTTATCAATCAATACGTTTAAGATGCTTTTTTGATCGTTTGGATAGTGAAACGGAAGTAAAAGACTACTATCAGATAAGTAAAGGTAATACAATCAGTACAAGGGCTTTATTTAAAGAATTAAGTCAGTATAAATTTGTAAATATAAATCCTTTTGTATTTAGAAGAATAAATATATTATTGATTCATGATATTATTTATATTGATGGATTGAGAATGACTAATAAAACAAATGTAAAAGGGTCGGAACGCTTAGGCTATTCTAATTTATCAGAAGGGGAATTTTCTGCATACATAAACAACAGCGACCCTTTTAATTTTGATTATCAAATATATGAAGGATTAAAAATTACAGAAAATAATCCAGTGGGCCAGATAAGTTTATATGAGTTTTTTAATGAAATTTCATTTTCTTTAAATAAACCAGTTACTTTAAATCCAATTGCATTATTAATTAATTTAAAAGATGGATCAGGTAATATTTTATTTTCTTATGATTATTTAGATTTAACATTTGACGGTGTATATTACAATATAGATACAAGCGCATTTACACCAGCAATTGGAAGTTATACGGTTGAAATTCCAAAAGGTTTATTTTCCTCAACTTTACAAACAACAGATTTTTATTCATGGACTTTTAATATTGTTGTTGGTGATTATTCAGATTCAGATTACTCAATTGATTATTTAATATAAAGATATGACACAAGCAGAATTAACGGAACTTATTAATGATAACATTAGAAATAAGACTCCCAAAGTAGTAAAAGTAGAACACGCAGATGTAGAACAAGAAATAACAGATACTTTGTTTGATAATGTAAATACATTAACAGCTGTTATTGGCGCCTTAAATGATACAATTACAGATATACAGGCTGTATTGGCTCTTAATAGCGGAGTTGTTAAAAGTATAAATATAGGATCTGGAACAGTTGGAGCAAGTAGCGCAACACAAGGTAACATTTCAAGTTGTATTTTAAATGCTGTTGGATCAAATGGAAATACCTACACCGTTACTTTGACAAATGCAATGCCATCAATATCTTATAGTGTATTTTTTACTTTGGAATCAACAAGCGGTGATATGTTAGTTGATAACAATGCTTTAAGCGTAGTATTTAAACCTTTGACAACTACAACCTTCCAATTTTCATTAGATGATGTAACAAGTTCTGGAAGTGATTTAATTGATTTGCATTTGAAAGTTTATAACAATACAACTTACTAAATATGGCTACATTAGAAATAAGAAAAAAAAGTCTTAAAACGTGGCTACACGTTCCAAGTGATGCAGATAATTTTATATTATCTAAATTCTATTGTAAAACGGATGCTGGAACATTTAAAATTGTTGAAGAAAGCGGTAGCAATAGAAGGGAATATTCATATAGTGACATCACAGTTTATGATGATACAGATATTGGAACAGCAGAAACATTCGGAAGCGCACAGGCTTTGATGTTAAGGTTAGAAGTTCTGAAATATACGGGTTTTAATAGGGATGGGGACATCCCAACTTCGTATATTGAAAGTGTTGTAGCTGGAACAAACGTAACAATTGACAACACCGATCCATTAAACCCTATTATTTCAAGTACTGGCGGTGGCGGTACTCAAAACTTAAACGAGGTTTTAGTTGAAGGTAATTCAACTGGTGGAGAGAATATTTTTATTAGTGATGGTGATGAAATTTCTTTTGATAATGGATCAAGAATAAGAAAAGGTTTAACCGATGCTGGGAATGGCGGTGCAAAAGGTGTGGCATTAGTTTGTTCATTAGATTACGAATTGAAATGGGAAGCTGGTAGACTTTATGTAATGCAACAAGATGGTTTTACTATTAGAGAAGTATCTAACAATTTTACAATTACACCCGCTGCTACAGACGATATTTCAAAAGGTTTTATTGTTGGTTCACGTTGGATTTTAGACGATGGCGATTTATACATTTGTACTGACAACACAAGTACGGCTGCTGTTTGGGAATTACAAGTAATTGGAACACAAAATTTACAAAATGTTACAGATTTAGGCAGCACAACAACAAACGCTATAAACGTTCAATTAGGCGATGACTATAGTATTGTTAACCGAACAAATGTAACAACTGAAAGCGATGCTACGGGTGCTTATGCATTTATTGAAAATACTGGAAAACTTGGAATTAATAGCGGTGATTTTGAAGGAACAATCCAAGCTAATAATTTAACAGCTAATAATGTTAGTTTAGAATTCCCACAGAAAGCAGTTGGTAGTTATACAATTGCTACAACTGATGATTTAACTGGTGGCACCGTTACAAGCGTAGGTTTAACAATGCCGAGTGCTTTTAGTGTTTCAAATACTCCAATAACATCAAGCGGTGATATTGCAGTAACAGGCGCTGGATTAGCTTCTCAATACGTTCGTGGTGATGGTACTTTAGCAAATTTTCCAAGCACAAGCGGTGGCGGTTCAAGTGTTAATTATTATCTAAACGGCGGAACAAGTCAAGGTACTTTTGGCGGAACAACTTATTACGAGTTTAGTAAAACTGCTGTATTAGGAACAGGAGCAGATTTTAGTAGAGGTACAAATGGTTATATTGCTTCATTCATAACCGATGTAGCAGACCCTTCGTTGTTACTTATTCCTGCTGGTAATTGGAATTTAGAATTTTTCTTTTCTTCAAGTTCGGCTGGTGGTTCACCTTCATTTTATGCTGAATTGTATAAATACGATGGAACTACATTTACACTTATTGCAAGTGGTTCGGCAGCTCCTGAAGGAATAACAAATGGAACAGCTATTGATGCTTATTTTACAGCATTAGCAGTACCCGAAACGGTATTAACAGTTAATGACAGATTAGCTATAAGAGTGTATATAAATGCTTCAAGTAAAACAATTACACTACATACACAAAACGGTCATCTTTGCGAAGTAATTACAACTTTTTCAACTGGATTAACTGCGCTAAATGGTTTAACAAATCAGGTGCAATATCTTGCAACAGGAACTACAGGAACTGATTTTGGAATATCTTCTTCAGGAGATACGCACACTTTTAACTTACCAACTGCAAGTGCAGCTAATAGAGGAGCTTTAAGCTCGGCAAATTGGAGTACATTTAACGGAAAACAAGATGCTTTAGTTTCAGGCACAAATATAAAAACAATAAACGGAAATAGTGTTTTAGGTTCTGGCAATTTATTGTTAGGAGTTCCATTAACAAGGCAAGAATTTAGTTTTTCAGGAGCGCAAACTTTTACATTATCAGGCACTCCTTCAGATATTTATGCTGTTTTTGTTAATGGTCAGGAATTAAATAGTTCTCAATATTTTTTTGTAACTACTACACTAACTATTTCAGATACTTTACAAACTGGGGATAAAATTAATATTCTTTATACACCTACAAGTGTTGGAGTTTTAGAATACTACACAAAGGCGCAAATTGACAGTTTTTTAACAAATTCAAATATTGAATCAATTATAGGTCAGGCTTCAGGTGTTAATAGTGGATATTTGAGTTTTACTGATTGGCTTGATTTTGATGCAAAACAAGATACAATAACATTAACAACTAATAATTATAGCGGTGTTGCTACATTAATAGGAACTACTTTAAATATACCAAATTACGATGGTTTTATTCCTAAAATAAGAGGTCACGAAACATTCAGAGGGGTAAATTATTCAAATAACTCAACAACGGAAGTAACCAGCGGTGGTATTACAATAGCAACAACTGGATCAACAATTGCAAGATCTGTTGCATCAACAAATTACGCATTAAAACAAATTCGTAAAGGATTTTATGGTTCGGTTGTTTCAACTGGTCGTTATACAGGAACAAGGGGTTCGGCTTTGTTGTGGTATATTGGTGGCGGTTTTAAATACGTTTGCGATGTTTATATTTCTGATACTGCATTCGGAAGTGGATGCCGTCAATTTTACGGAATGGCAGGGCAAACAACGGATTTAGCTTATAGCGATTCTGTTTTGGTTTCATCATTAACTAATATTATCGGTATTGGTTCTGATGCTTTAGATACAAATCTTCAAGTATTCCACAACGATGCAACAGGAACTGCAACGAAAGTTGATTTGGGAGTTAATTTTCCAGCTAATAGAACAGCTGGATCTGCATTGACAACTGTTTATTCAATTGAATTGTATAACGATTCAGCAAGTACAGATATTAAATATTGCGTAAGAAATAAAGAAACAGGCGACATTGCAATGGGTACAATTAGCACAAATTTACCTTTAGACACACAAGGTTTAAATTTCTTTGCTTCACGTTGTATGGGTGCTGGTGTTACCAATACAGGACAATTTGATTTATTAACATTAGGCGTTTACTCTTTATAATTATGGAACAGTTTATTTTACAAAGCGAAAACATTATTTTAGACGACAATAAAATTGATGTGAAATTAAAACCGATAAATCCTGCAATAGTTAATTATATTGGAACTTCTAAAATTTACAATAATTTATCGGATGCAACTGCTGATTTATCAAATTTCATTACAGAAATGACACCAATTTTATATAATAATATGGATTCATCAATAAAAGCTAATTACTACTTATAATGATAGGAACTAAAAAATTACCAAAAGACCAAATTGCCGATTATATTTCGGACACAACACAAACTGCTTTAAATGCAAAGCAAGGAACTTTGACATTAACAACTACTGGCACAAGTGGAGCAGCAACATTAGTAAGTAATACTTTAAATATTCCGCAATATTCTGGAGGGGGCGGTGCTGCAAAAGAATTTGTCAGAATGTTTCATCCACTATGGGGGTTTGCAGGAACAGCAGTTAATACTTGGTTTTCTTGGACAAGAAATAGTTCAACAATGTTAACACAAAATCCAAATTCATTAGCTCAAACAACAAGCCCTCCTTTTCTTGGAGATAGCAACTTTCTTTTAGTTAATGGAAGAACTAAATTAAATAAAGTCAGTTGGTCTAATAGAGATGGAACTAATGGAAATACTGTGCAAATATACATTAGGTCATTTACATTTGCTAACGGTACTTCCAGAGGTTCAGAAACAAATGTACAAGTTTTAGTTGATGAAAGCTGGACTTTGCCAAGTACTTCATCAAATGGATTTAAAAATAATTTTACAATCGCAACACATACTTTAGATGCAATAACAGGAATACAAATAGCGGTTAGGTCAACATCAGGTACACCTCCTTCAATACAAGGGGTTAATTTAATTTTAGAGTTCGAATAATATGAAAGCAAGGATAGAAAATACAGAATTTAAAGGCATTTATACAGATGAATTTATACAAGATAATTTATCGAATATTATTAACGGTCAATTAGTTTCAGAATGGGAACTAACTGAAATATTTCCTACAGAATTAGAACTTAAATTTATAAAATTAAAGTTTGATGGTTTAGTGTATTTTGAAGGAGCATCTGTTGAGGAAATTCAAGAAGCTGAAAACGCAAAAAAAAAAGTACAAAACCTTGAAATTTATAATGAATTATTATTAACAGATTGGTATGTCGTTAGATTTGTTGAAACTGGAATACAAATACCAGTTGAAATATTAGCAGAACGACAAGCAATAAGAAATCGTTATGCGAAATAAAATATTAAATATCGTAACTACTATAATCGGGGTTTGCATTTTGTTTTTGCAAGTATGGAAATATTACAGCCATACTTTAAATTTATCGTTTAATGAGGTTATTCTTACTATAATTGCATTATTATTATTAAAAGACCCAAATAAATTAATTAACTTTGTAAAAAATAAAATAGAATAATGGATTATATCAACATCATTATCGGATCTTTACCAATGATAGGCACAATTGTAGGTATTTATATTAAAATGAACAATGTGATTATTCGTCAGGATATGAAAATTGAACATTTAGAAATGAAAATAAATGAAATACAAGTAAATGCCGAAAAATTGAATAACATTTTATTTAAGAAGCTGGAAGAAATGGATAAAAAAATGGATGATGTAAGGATGCACGCATTTAGTTGTATTAATTTTAAAACTAATAAGAATGGATAAGATAAGTTTAAACAGAATCGAAAAGGCGCATCCTAAAATTAGAGAGGAATTAAGCGTATATTATAGAGAATGCAACAATTTACTGCCTAAACACGTTAGGCTTCGTTTTAGCCACGTTTTTAGAAGTCCACAAGAGCAACACGCACTTTATATACAAAAGCCAAAAGTAACTAACGCTGATTCGTGGCAATCTATCCATAATTACGGATTAGCTTTTGATATTGTACTTTTATATGATAAAAATGGCGATGGAACTTTTGAAACTGCATCTTGGACCATTGATGAACATTGGGATAGAGTAGTAAGCTATTTTAAAAGCAAAGGTTATGAATGGGGTGGCGATTGGAAAACATTTAAAGATAAACCACACTTTGAAAAAAACTTCGGCTTTGATTGGAAAACGCTTAAAAGTAGATTTGATAGAGGAATAATTATAAATGATAACGGAATTACATACCCTAAAATATAATAAAATGGAAAAAAAAGATTTGATTAATTTAGCATTAAAAGAAGTAGCTATTAAGTACAGCGAAAGTCCTGCAACTACAAACGCTGGAAGATGGTTGAGGTTAATTGTTAAGTATTTGCCAACTGATTTAATTGTTAAGGCATTTGCACATAAATTGAGTAGGTAATTTAAACGGGATTAGGGTGTCTCCTGGTCGAAACTAAAACTGATTATTAATTTAATCGGTTTTTTTTATGTCTTTTATTTTAGTAATTGAAATTTATTACTATATTTGCATTTATAAATTATAAAACAAAATGCTATGAATAAAAAACTAAAAGAATTATTTATTAAATCAGGCTTAACAAAAGCCGAGTTTTCCAGAAAGTGCGGAATTAAAAAACAAAATCTTAATCCGTATTTAACCGATTTGTATGAAATGAAACTTTCAACTTTTGAAAAAATAAAAAAGAAGTATTATGAACGTAGTTAGCCTATTTAACGGAATGAATACAGGCAGACAAGCTTTGGAAAACGTAGGTATAAAAGTCGATAAATACTATTCAAGTGAGATAAAGCCTTACGCTATTGAATTAACTCAATACCATTTTCCTGATACTATTCAAGTAGGCGACGTAACCAAATGGAGAGAATGGGATATTGATTGGAAAAGCATTGATTTAATATTAAGCGGATCGCCTTGCCAAGATTTAAGCGCAGCAGGAAAACGTGCCGGAATTAATGGTAAAAAATCTTCTTTATTTTTTGTATTTATTGAGATATTAGAACACGTTAAATCACTTAATCCAAATGTATTATTCCTTCAAGAAAATGTTGGTTCAGCTTCTAAATTGGATGTCGGTATTATGTCAAGAGCGTTGGGAGTTTATCCTGTTAGAATCAATTCAAAGTTAGTTACTGCTCAATTAAGGGATCGTTATTATTGGAGTAATATAAGAACAAAAGAAACGATGTTTGATGTAGTTACAGATATTCCACAACCGAAAGATAGAAATATAATGTTTAAAGATATTTTAACAAGTGGTTATATTGATGTTGACAAACACAATTGTTTAAAAACATATAGAAGCGATGGAAGTCAAGAATATTTAAAACACAGAAACGAAACTACAGGGATGATTACTTTGATTTATGAAGTAAACAACGAATTAAGATGTAAAACAAATACTGTAAGAGGATATGATATAGTTACAGAAGATGATTGTTTGGATTTATCTTTTACAACAAGCACAACTCGCAGAGGTAGAGTTACAAAAGGCAAAAGTCCTTGTTTAATGGAAAGTTCAAATAATCTTTATTCTTATAAAGATGGAATTGTAAGAACAGTTAACCAGGTTGAAATGGAAAGATTACAGGGTTTTCCTGATGGATATACAAGTATTTTATCTAAAGCAAAAGCAGGATCATTGCTTGGAGATGGTTGGACTTTACCAGTAATTGAACATATTTTTTCATTTATTTAATTATTTATTTGCGTAATTAAAAATTATTACTATCTTTGACAAAAATAAAACAAAACAACTATGAAAAACTTCTTTTTAAAACTCGAGTACCAAATTAGATTTGCTTACATTTTAGCGATAATCTTTATTCTTAATTTCATCTTCAGATCATAATGGAAAACAAAGAAAAATTTAATGAATGGATGCAAAAGATTAAAAATATTTATTTTGCAGATAATGAACAAATGACTAACGCTTACACTAAAATCAATTAATATGAATAGTTACGATGCTTGGAAAGATGGCAGGTTTAATCCTGAATCACCAATAAACCAAATAGAAGTAGATGCCGAAATAGTTAACGGTTGGGACAACTTAACAGATGCTTATTATAGCGGACACGTTCACGCTTTTTACGATGTTCAAATAGAAATATTAAAAGAATTAGATATACTATTAGAGATAGCAAAATTAAACGCATCAGGAACAAAAAGCAGAATTGAGGATTTAATAAATAAATGTAAATAAGATGGGAGCAAATTCAGAAACATTTTTGGAATTAAGAGCGCAAGACTTCGTAACAATGTATGACGCAAGTTTTACAAAAAAAGAAGCGCAAAAAGTAGGTTTAAAACTTGTTACCGATTTACTGGATAATGGTAACGTAGATAAAATGGAATTCATAGCTAATTTAGCACGTTTAAGCGAAGTTGTAGGTACTGCAATGACTGAAGCGAGAAAACATATTACCGAAGAAAAACAGACTGTTATGGGCGTTGAATTTACTCCAGTTAACGGAGGTAATACGATTAACTATTTAGAAGATCCAATTTACCAACAATTAAAAGCGGATTTAGATGCAAGAGCTGAATTGCTTAAATTAGCGCAAAAACAAAACGTTATTGACATGTACGGTAATGACGTACCAGTGGTAAGCACAACGCCACGCAAATCGAGTATAACTATTAAATTTTAATACTATGAAAAATATAGCATCCGCATTAGTAAAAGCACAATTAGAAATGATAACACCAAAGAAGGGTAGTGTTAATCCATTCTTTAAGAATAAGTACGCAGATTTAAACGATGTTTTACAAGCAGTTGTACCAGCTTTAAACAATAACGGAATTGTATTATTACAACCTTTGATTAATATTGATGGCAAAAACTTTGTAAAAACTGTTTTAATGCACGAATCAGGCGAAATATTCGAATCTTTGGCAGAAATATTTTGTAAAAATACAAATGACGCACAGGCCTATGGATCTGGTGTAACTTATGCACGTAGGTATAGTTTGAGCTCAATTTGCGGTATCGGTTCAGAGGATGACGATGCACAAAAAGCGGTACAAGCTAAACCAATGGCAACGGCTGAAATATTAGCCAAAGCGAAGGCAACAGGGGCGACAATGGCGCAAATTAAGAGTAAATACAGCGTAACAGCTGAACAAGAAAAGAATTATTAATAATCACTAAATAAATAAACAAATGGCTTTAGAAGTAACAGGAATTATCGAAAACATTTTACAATTAGAAAAAGGACAGTCAAAAGATGGTAAACAATGGCAAAAACAAAGTTTCTTATTAAAAACAGATGAGCAATATAACAACCTTTATTGTTTTGAAATTTTTGGCGATGAGAAAGTAGAAAACTTTATTAAATTCAATAAAGTAGGTCAATCGGTAAAAGTGGATTTTAACGTAGGTTGCAACGAGTGGAACGGTAAATATTTTACTAAATTATCAGCTTGGAAAATCTTTAAAGCTGATTCAAAAGAAGAAGAAGTTTCACAAGAAGAAATCGAATCTGATTTACCATTTTAGTATTAACAAAATCCCCCTATTAATTTAGGGGGTTATAAAAACAAAAAACAAAATGATACCAGAAGAAAATAGAATTAATCACATCGTTATAAGTTCACAAGTTTTGAGTTATTATATTGCTGGAATGAAATCAGACAACTATTTTAAAAAAGTTTTATTAAAATTTACAAATAATTTTATTGACCAACTTAAAACTGTTGAATGGAAGTATTTCGATAAAATGTTTAAAAAGGAAGAAGAAGCCAGTGTAATTGTTTATGAAACTTATGACAACTTTATAAAAACAATTGCATCCGTTCCAATTTGGGAAATGCAGAATGTGAGCCAAATTTTAGAAGCGTACAACAAAGATCCTAAAAGTATAGAAGGATTGGTAAAAAAGATATTAAAATGAAAACAGAAGAAATTGCACAATTAATAGAATGGATTGATACAGAACTTAACTTGGTAAAAATTCAAGATGGTTTTTTATATCATGGTCAATATTTTACTAACGAACAAATCATTGAAATATGGAAGCGCCAAAACACTACGACAATAGCAAAGGAACGCTCTACAAAGTAGCATCCGAAAGAAATTGGAATCCTTATTTATTTGACATTGTCAAAAGACTTGAAAGAGCAGAAAAAAAAGGAGAGTTTAAAACAGATTTAGAAAAAAGTATATTAGTAATTAATTTATGGTTAAAAGAAAATGATAAATAAAGTTAGAGAATTTCAGAAAACAGGACAACAAATTGTAAACGATTTACCAACGGTTAATAGTTTTAAAGATTGTGAATTACGATACAAGCTAATGAAAGAGGAAAACCTTGAGTATTTGGGTGCGTGTTATAATAATGATAAAGTTGAAATATTAGATGCATTAGTGGATCAGGCTTATGTATTATTTGGCACTATTAATTTTCACGGAATGCAGGATATATTTTCGGAAGCATTTAGGAGAGTTCACGCTAACAATATGAGTAAGTTTCCAAATGGAAAAGTATTGTTAGATCCTGATGGCAAAATATTGAAACCTGAAGGATTTGTACCGGTCGATTTGTCAGATTTAATTTAGTATATTTATACGCTCTATAACAGGAGCGTATTTTTTTTTAATCAAATAACCAAAATATGAGTATTTATTCAAAGTATAATGAAGAAATTTTAAAACTATTATTAACAGGCTTAAGTAATCGAGAAATAGCACGTCAAATTTCTCCTGATAAAGTTTCTGGAATAAGAAAGCATATCGCAAAATTAAAAGACAATACAGGTATTTTAAATGCTTGTAATAGCGTAGGAGTTGACCCTAAAACAGTTCCGATGTTATGGCTTAAAAATAAAAATGAATCGGTAAGAGTTACAAATCCACTATTCGAGAAATTAAGTGATGAAGAAAAAAACATTAAAGATATTGACTTTTTAAATATTTTTAAAGATAAAATTAAGCCTATAACCTTAAAACCAATTGATAATTTTCAGCCTATAGCCTTATTTGATAGGTTGGTTTATACCGATGTCCATGTAGGTATGAATGTTAATCCAGATGGTTACTCTCTTTACGGTGGCTTATGGAATGAGGAGGAACTAACTAAAAGATTAAATTTAATGGTTAATCATACCTTAAATAATAAAAAATCAAATACTTTAATAATACACGAATTAGGCGATTTTCTCGATGGTTGGGATGGTTATACAACAAGAGGCGGTCATTCATTGCCACAAAACATGGATAACCAAAAAGCCTTTGATACTGCATTAACTTTTAAAATAAAATTAATTGATTCTTTAATTAACCATTATGACAAAATTAAGTGTATAAATATCTGTAATGACAATCACGCTGGATCATTTGGTTATATTGTAAATTCCGCATTTAAAACCTACATAGAATTGAAATATCCTGAAAGGATTGAAATAATTAACCAAAGGAGATTTATAGACCATTACAGCCAAGATAATATAACTTTTATACTCACGCACGGTAAAGATGATAAAAGCCTTAAATTTGGATTTAAACCTATTTTAGATGCAAAGCAAATCGAAAAAATAAAAAACTATATTGACGAGAATAAACTGCATAATCAAAAAATAGAGTTTAGCAAGGGTGATTCACACCAATATATTTTCGACAATTCAACTTCAAAACATTTCAGTTATCAAAACTTTCCTGCATTTTCACCCCCTTCAAATTGGGTACAGACAAACTTCCAGAATTCAATTAGTGGCTTTATTCATTTTAATTATTATGAAAATGGACAAAAAAGTATAAACGATTTTATTTTTAATTAAAAAAGTATTATATTTGTGCCATAGGAGTGGAAGCCTAATTAACAATATTATTAAATTCCCGCAATGATAAAGTCTTCCACCTTTTGATTTGCGGGTTTTTGTATTAAATGAAAAAAACTTTAAGACCCTACCAACAAGAGTTGTTAGATGAAATCCTTCAAAAAATTCCAATTACTGAAAAACTTTGCGTCCAACTTTCAACTGGTGGTGGAAAAACAGTAATTTTTACGGAATTAGTAACTCAATTAAACGCTAAGACTTTAATACTTGTTGACAGTATTGATTTAGTAAATCAAACTATTGATACTTTTAAAAAGCAAGGCGCAGACATTGGATCAATTTTAGCTGGAGCAAAAAAAATACCTGATAATAAAATATTAGTAGGTATGATTAAATCCGTTTACAATAGACGTGAAAAATTACCTAAATTTGATTATTGCATTATTGATGAATGCCATATATGGGAATTTAATAAATTATTTACTTACCTAACTGATTGTAAAATTATTGGATTTACTGCTACTCCTGCACGTTTAAAAAGATATTCTATTGATGAAAATATAAGCGCGCAAGAAACAATGAGTGATGTATATGATGATATTGTATGCGGTAAGCCAATTGAATGGTTAATGCAAAATAATTATTTAGTTCCTGAAAAAACAGAATACATTGAATTTGATAGCACACCTTTAAAAACTGATGCAAGTGGTGAATTTACGGCTGCAAGTTTAAAAGAAGTATTTCAGCATCCTGATTATAAAAAAGCACTTCGCAAAACATACGACAAACTTTGTGAAGGTAAAAAAACAATGATATTTACTTCGGCAACGGAAACAAATGCTATTTATGCCGAGTTATTTAAAGATAAAAATATAAAAACTTATGACAGCGTAAATAATACACCAAATGAAAGAGATAGTATTATTGAATGGTTTAAAAATGAAAGAGATGCTATTTTAATAAATACTGGATGTTTCACAAAAGGTTTTGATGTATGTGATGTAGAATGTATTATTATGGCGCGCGCTACAAAATCATTATCTTTGTGGGTTCAGATTGCGGGGCGTGGAGCAAGACCAACCAATAAAATAGAAAAACCTTTTTTCCTTTTAATAGATGGTGGGAATAATAATAAAGAACACCAAGCATTTAGTTTTAATCGAGATTGGAAAAAAATATTTTCAGATAAGAAAATAAAAGATAAACTTTTAGATATTACAGAATGTGAGGAATGTGGATTTACTTATGAGATTAAAGAAAGTTGTTGCCCTAATTGTGGACACGTTCCTGATATTATAGAAGTAGAAGAGGATATTCCAAAAGAACAAAAACTATTTGAAATTCAAGGTAAAAAAAATAATACAATCCCCCCAACATTAGATTTAATTTATTTTATTAACAAAGGCTCAACAAAATATGAAACTTTAAAAGTTTTACGCGAAAAATGGATATATTTTTTATCTAAAATAGAAAAAATTGAATTTCATTTGCATAATCCAAATATTCAATTAAATCAAAGATTTAGAAAATATTTATTCCCAGCATATTCAAAGACAATTACATCAATGCTAAAAGATAGCAAACACGTTAAATACGAAACTTTAAAAACAAAAATAATATATGATACAATTCAGCAGTTACAAAACGGTAAAAGACACGAATAAAATAGATATTGATTTAAAAGATTATATCGATGCAATTAAAAATGGAAGATTTCAGGATGTTATTTTAAGCGCGCGATCCGTTAAATCGGATAAACAAAAGTATAATGAGTTTAAAAGTCTAACTCCCTGCATTACTGGTTCAGCAATAATGAATCAAGGATCAAAAGTTGAAAGCAATATAAAAGAGTTAAACGGATTAATTGTTTTAGATATTGACGAGAATGTTGATATTGAAACAATCACAAAAATAAACAATGATAAACATACTTTTATATCGCATCGTTCATTTGGTGGTGATGGTGTTTGTGTTTTTGTAAAAATAAATACTACTAAATTTTTAGAATCATTTAACGATTTAGGTCAATATTATTGGGATAATTTTAATTTAACAATCGATCCAAGTTGTAAGAATAAAAACAGACTTCGATATTATTCTTACGATCCTTATTTATTTTATAATGAAAATGCTAAAAAGTTTATTGCAAAATCTAAAATTGATAAACCAAAAGAAAAAGAAAAATTCATTTTTGTAAAAGATGATTTTACAGCCGTTTTAAATAAAATTTCAAATATTGATCTATGTCAGGATGATTATTCTAGATACGTTCAAATTGGATTTGCCATTGGGTCGGAATTTGGTGCATCAGGATTAGAATATTTTAAAGCAATTTGTCAAAACGGTTCTAAATACGACGCGAAAAATATTGAAAAACATTATAAGCAATTTTGTAAAGTTGGAAATGTTACAATAGCTACTTTTTATCACTTTGTAAAACAAGAAGGAATTGAAATTTATTCTGACAAAACAAAGAAAACAATTACAACCGTAGCTGCACAAAAGGCGCAAGGAACTCCAACAATAGAAAGCGTAAAAAAACATATTATAGAAGTTTTAAAAATTGATAATCCAGATGAAAATCTAATTAAAGAATTAATTGAATCAAAATTTGATTATTCAGCAGGAATAGAAAATGAAGAAAGCGAAGTAAATCAGCTGAAAAACTTTATTATTGAAAATTTTAATCCTGTTAGAGATTCAATAACAAATGAAATATTTTTAAATGGAATACTACTCGATGATATTAAATTGAATACCATTTATTTTGCTGCTAAAAATTGTTTAACTTTTAATGTAAATAAATCAGATGTTAGGGATATGATAAATTCAGAAGCTACTCCAACTTATAATCCTTTAAATGAATTTTTTAAAATTAAAGAATTTGAAAACGGAATAATTGATAAATACATTGATTGCATCCAACCAAATAACGAATATAATAGATGGGCATTTAAAAAATGGATAGTTGGTTGTGTTCATAATTGGTGTAGCCCATTACATGAAACAAAAGTATCCCCTCTTACTTTGGTATTATGCGGAATCCAACAAGGCACTGGAAAAACTTCTTTTTTTAGAAACTTACTACCAAAAGAACTACAAAAATACCTGATTGAGCATAAAATAGACAGCAAGGATAAAGATTCTATTTATAATTTAGTAAAAGGATTAATTGTTTTAGATGATGAGTTTGGTGGGTTAGCCACAAAAGATGTAAAAGATTTTAAAAAGATAGCAGATGCAAACCAGATCGATATAAGATTACCTTATTCAGCATTTTATTCAAAAATGAAACGTAAGGCATCATTATGCGGAACGAGTAACGATGTATCAGTTTTAAAAGATGTAACGGGAAACAGGCGTATTTTGCCCTTAAATGTAACTTCCATTGATTATAATAAAATGATTTTATTAGATACAGATAGTTTATGGCGTGAAGCCTTCAAATTATGGCGCGAAAATTATGACTGGAAGATATACACAAGCGATGATATTGATTATTTAGCAAAAAACACAAATAACAATATAGAAGTGATGCCAGTTGAGGAATTGTTTTTTAATAGGTTTTCGATTGATTTAAACGATGTTTATACAGAAAGACGCATAATGAATCAGGGCGACATTTTAAATAGCTTAAATTTAAACACAGCTATCAATGTGAGTAAGTACGATGTAAAAGATATTTTTGTAAAAAATAAGCTTGAATATAAATCATACAGGATTAAAGGAATGGTTAAGATGGGTATTGAATTATTTGTAAAACCTGAATTTGACGATAAAATTAATGATGAAGTTCCTTTTTAAATGTAATATTGTAATATAAATGTAATATTTTTATATTACACGTTAACCCTTACCACCATTGACTTAAAGCCAATTGTAATATTGTAATATAAAAATATCATAAACTTATAATAATATATAATAATTTATATAAATATACATAATAGTGTTTTTTTTATATAGAATCTATATAAGTTTTAAAAAAAAATATTACATATTACATCGGCTTAAAGTATTGAAAACAAACGAATTAAATGTAATAAAAAATATTACAAATTATGACAGAAGCACAAATTCAACAACAAATCATTATTTGGTTTAGGAATAATTACCAAATAAAAGGCAAAGGATTGATATTTTCAGTGGCAAATGAATCAACCTACAAAAACAAAGTATTTAAGAATACAGGAACGATGTCTGGAGTATCTGATTTGATAGTAGTTTTAAATGGTAAAACTATTTTTATAGAATTAAAAACAGAAATTGGAATCCAAAGCCAAAAACAAAAAGACTTTGAAAGTAAAATAAAAGAATTGAATCAGGAGTATTATTTAATCAGATCATTAGAACAATTTAAAAATGAAATTGAAAGACAAAATAGAATTATTTAAAAAAAAGAATCCTGAAAGATTAGAACATACCTTTAAAAATGGTTTAATATTCAAAGGAAGTGGATCTTATAAGTTACATTGGTGGTTAGATAGTCTTTATAAAGATGCTGTAAATGAGTGGGTTACAAAAAAAGAAAAAAATATTGCAAAATTTATTGAAAAATGTATTGCGTAATTAAAATTTATTACGATATTTGCTAAAGATAACAACAATAAAACACAAATATTATGGAAACTTTATCAAATTTCAATTTTCAATTTTCAGGGCACGGACACTATAAAGTAACTTACACAAGTCCTAATACAGGTAAAAATTGGACTAAAACAATTAATGATATGACTTTAATTGATGCGACTAAAAATGAAGACTATCCAAAACAAATGGATTTAAAAAGATTAAAAAAAATAATAAAAGATAATTAAACAAAATAAAATAAAATGAAAAGAACAATAAAATACATTTATTACAGAGAGGTTCAAGGATCTTCTGATAGGTCATTTAAAACAATTCAAGAGGTACACAAGTACGCTAAAATGATGAATATTGAAAACTACGAAGTTAAAGAAGTAATCGAGATAACAAGATAAAAATTATGTTGACAGTAAAAAACAAAGCCGAAAAATTAGTGCTATCAATGCACGGAATAAAAAATGATCCTAATTATTATATGTCAATTGACAACGCTAAAAAATGCGCCTTAATTGCAATTGATGAAATACTTGGAATGGTAGATGAAGAAAGCCTTTATTTTGATTATTGGTCGGAAGTAAAAGAAGAAATAGAAAAAATGTAATTATGGATTTAAAAGAGATAAAAGATTTGTTTGGAATAGACCTAACAATTAAGAATAGAAAGCCACATTTTGTTTATTTACGAGGTATTTATATGGATCAGGAGATTGAAAACGGAAGGAATAATTTAAACATTTGCAAAGAATTAAAGTGTAATCACGCTTCAGGGTTTCACTACTTCCAGCGAAAAGAAATGTATAAAAATATCAAAGAGTATAACGAGGTTAAAACAGCTTTTGATAATAAAGATGCTGATTTATTTAAAGATATTGATTTTAGACTCAATAATGTTAAGTACATTCACTATCGAGAAATGGAACGTAAAAAACCTAAAAAAATAAAGCTGGATGAAATGCCAAAAGTAAGATGGCATTACTTAAGAATAATTGAAGCCTTAAGAAAAGATAATAAAAACAGACTTTGGGAGAAGCCGATGAAAGAGTTTACAATTAATGATTATAAAATTTTAGAATCTTTATAAATATTCGTTTTAACGGCGATTAACGCCGAAATAAGTTAAAATTTTAAATAATTATGGCAAATAAAAGAAATATAAAACCGTTAACGCAAAGGTTATCGATTTACGAGCAAGAATATAAATTGAAAGAACAAGCAAAAGAAATACTTAAAAAAATAAAAAATAATGAAAACACTAAATAGCGTTTCAGGTGGTAAAACATCTTCTTATTTAGCTAAACATTACCCAGCTGATTACAATGTGTTTTCTTTAGTTAGAATTGAGGATATAAGATGTAGTCCAAAAGATAAAAAAATAGTTCAATTAGTTTCTGATAAAATAGGAATGGATTTTATTGCTACAGCTGAAAGTGATAAAACGTTAAAAGTTGTTTTAGATTTAGAGCAAGTTATCGGAACAGAAATAAAATGGCTTACTGGAGATACATTCGAGAAAATAATATCTAAAAATTATTTGCCAAATCAAAGAACTCGTTTTTGTACTACTGATATGAAAATTAATCCAATTGCAAATTTTTGTAGAAATGAAATAAAAGAAATAGTTTCAACTCGTTTAGGTATTCGATACGATGAAGAAAATAGAGTAAATTACGATAATACTGATTTTAGATTTCATAACGGTTATTCTAAAAATGGTCGTAATAAATGGGTAATTGAAAAATATAGAGAATTAGAATATCCTTTAGTTAATGATAAAATTGACCATTACCAAATATATTTATGGTCATTATCAACAAATTTAGATTTTCCTCAAGATAGCAATTGCGTAGGATGTTTTCATAAACCAAAACAACAGCTTCGCAAAAATTGGGATGATGAACCTTTAAAGATGCAATGGTTTGCAGAACAGGAAACAAAAAAGAAAAAATGGAAACAGGGAACTTCTTATTTTAATATTAAAGAAATAGGTTTGCAAACTGATTTTATTTTTGGAGGGGGAGCGAGTTGTAATAGTGGAGGATGTACAGATTAATTTAAAAAAAAATAAAAGAAGATGCCAGATATAACAATGTGCAAAGGAATTAATTGCAATATAAAAGATAATTGTTATAGATTTAAAGCAGAACCGAGTAAATTTAGACAATCGTGGTTTTGTAAAAGTCCTAATATAGACGAAGATAATTGTGATTATTACTGGGAAGTAACAAAACCAATACATAAACTAAACGGAGGATTAGGTGCTACACTATGCAATAAATGCAGTAAAATTATAAGCACAGGATTAACAAAAGAATTATATTGTTCAACTAAATGTGAAGAAATATGAAAAACGTATTGATAGTAATTTTAATAGCAGTATTTGGAATTATAATGTTTCATTTAGGTATTAAAAGTAAAAAGTATTTAGATAAAACAATTGTTTTAACTTTGCCGAATAACGAATTACCGCCTAATGAAGGTGATTTGTTTAGGGTTCAATATGTTAGTGGGGAAAAAGTTTATTTATGCATCATAGACTAACTTTAGTCCCAAATTTAAACAATATTAGGGACAGAATTAAAAAAGAAAAAATATGATAAAAATATTATTGATTTGGATAGCGTACGAATTTATAAGACCAAAAGCGATTTGGTTATGGAATTTTTTAATTAGTAAAGCATGATAGAATTTGCAACAGGAATAACAATAGGTTTCTTTATAG